GCCATCCGGCGGGTTATAGCCGCCGCCCGGCCGCGAACCCGGACCACCACCGCCACCGTAGCCGCCTGTCAGACTGGCGCCACCGCCGCCTCTACCCTCATTCTCCTGCTCCTGCTTGCGCATCATGTCGCGAATCTGGGTCAGGACCGCGAGCGAGCGTTCGGTGTTGAGTTCGACGTCGCCCAGGGTGCGCGTGGTGGAGACCGCATCCAGCGGCGTGATCTGTCCCGAGGTGGATGGGGTGAACAGTTCAATACCGTGCTCGCCGACCTGATAAGTCTGGCCGCGGTTGACCGGGCCGCCGGTCGCGCGTTGCGGCGGGACCGAGGTCGGCGGCGTAAAGCCGGGCGGCACCGGAGGACCTTGCCAGTTCGGATTGCCCATGATGCCACCAGGGCCGTTGATCAGGCCCTGCGCAACCGATTGCGGCGTCGGGAAGTGCATGCCGCTGACGATCTCCTTGACCGCGCCCCACAGCGAGGTCTCGCCGCGGTTGATCCGGTCGATGAGGTCCCGCGCCTTGCCAAGGCTGTCGCTGATGTTCTTCAGCTCGGCCGACACATCCCGCAGAAAGCTCAAGCCTCCCCCGCTGGCAGCGAGAGAGGCGAATGTCGTTTTCAGTTCATCGAACGAGGTCGTCAGCCTGTCCAGCGCCAGCTGGGCATCGTTGGCCGAGCCCACAAAGCGATTGGAGAAGTCGTTCATCCCGTCGCGAACCCTGGCCTGCAGCTCCCTATACCGGCCCGAGGAGTCCAGCATCATCTTCCAGAACTTCTGCTGCTGTGGATCGGAGAACAGCTTGCCCCATTCCGTGCCGCGCTTGCGCGCCTCAACAATGCGCGAGATGTAGAAATCGAAGAAGTTGCCGCCGGCCGCGATGTTGCGGTTCATCATGCCGGACCATTGTTCTTCGTCCAGACCAAGCGCCCCGGCGACGCCGCCGCCGCGATGAATCTCCTGCATGGACTGCACCAGCGTCCGCGCCGCCTGCGCGGTGTCACCAAAGCCCTTCTCGCGCAACAGGCCGATCGTGGACAGGATCTTGCTCAAGCCCTCCACGCCGGTGACACCAAGGTCGGCCATCTGGTGACCGAGTTCGGGCGCCGAGCGGCCAAGCTGATCGAGATCGAGCCGCAATTCCTTGGCAGCGCGGCCGATGATGTTCAGCGCCTGCTCGCCCTGATCCGGCGCAATCTTAAGTCCCTGCATGAACTCGCCGAGGCTCTTGCCCAGCGCATCGCCGGCCACGCCGAACTGCCGGGCCATTGAGGTGACGTCCGGGGCCAGCGCCCGCGCCTGCTCCTCGCTCATATAGCCGGCGTCGCGGATCGCTTGGAAGGTCTTGCCAACCTGCTCTTGCGACACACCGAACTGCTGCGAGGCGTCGCGCATCGTTGCCCTCAGCCTGGCCATATCGGTAGCCACGGCGCCGGTCCGCGCCTGCAGGACGCGCAGCTGCTCCTCGTTCTTGGCGAACTCCATCACGCCCTGATAGGCCGAGTGCGCAGCGAACCCGAGCGCGGTGTAGCGCGAGGCCATGCCGCGCAGCGACGTCGAGCCGCGATCCACCGTGCGGTTCAGGGCCTCCTGCTCGCGCGCCTGTCTACGCGTTGTTGCCGCGCGGCGCTCCATCTCGGCAATCGTCGGAAAATCGAGCCCGTATTTGCCCTGAGCCGCAGCTCCGGTCCGGAGCACCTTGTTCAGGTCGGCCGCGTTCTTCGCCGCCGACTTGAAGGCGGGGGCGGTGCGGTCCTCGCCCTGCAGGACGATCTTATATTCGTCGTTCGCCATCAGTTGACCTCAAAGCCGAGACCGCTGCCTTGACTGTCCGATTGCTTCGGCGGGAACGGCTGCTGCAATTCAGGCGGCACCGGATGCGCCTTCATGTCCGCCTCGATCTCCTCCTTGGTCGGCATCCGGTACGGATCGTAGGGCTCGTCAAACGGCAACTCGGGCTCGAGTTCTGGATCGGGTGCCGTCGACTCTTCCGGATCGTGCTGAAGCGGCACCACCTTCTGCGGGATCTGGCCGGCGGCGATCTGGTCGCGGATGTCCGGCGGCAGCATCTCGAAGAACTGGTTCATCACCCGGTCGACATCTGGGTAGCGGATTTGCCTGACGACCTCAGCCGACTGCTCGACGATGTCGAACAGCAAATCCATCGCGCTGGCGTAATCGCCGTCCTGCCATTTCAGGGCATGATCCCACGCCATAGGGCGCAGATAGATCGACCTGATCCACTTGCCCTCATGCTTGAAGGGCAGCAGCAGGAAAATCCTGCGCCCGCCCGTCCGGTCGATCACAGTCATTAACCGGCTTCAGCCTGACCCGTCAGATCAGTGGTGATGCCCATCATCGCGTTCTCCTGGGCAAACACGTTGTAGCCGTCGACGATCAGCACGTTCTCGAAGAAATCCCAGTAGTACAGCTGGGTGACAGAACTCTGCGAGCCGTCCGCCGATGCGTTCTCCTCCATCCACAACTCATAGTGGGTGATGCCCTTGATGGAGAACTCGTGCTCCATCAGGTCGCCGCGACGGAACGCGGTCGGGTTCACGGCGCCGAGCCGCCCCACAGAATTCCCGTCGCCTTCATCGGCTTGCCGGTGCGCTGCTCGCGAATCACGCCATGAGCGGTATAGCGCTGGGCCTGACGCGAGGCGTTGCCGCGAGCCAATAGCCCCATCACGCGCGGCTGCCAGCCGGCCAGCGTGAAGGTCGCTTCCAGGCGGTTGATGTGGGTGAACACCTCGATCGCCGCGATCGCGCCGCCGGCGACGTGCTCGACATAGTTCTCCTCCAGGTTCGGCAATTTGAGTTGCCGCAAGGTGAGAAAGGTCGCGGTGCCCGGCTGGTTCTGACCGGCGTCGTTGTCGCCGCAGACCAGATTGACGCTCTCCATCGTGTAGACATACATGGGCTGTTCTCCTTGGAAAGATGTGAGGCGCTACGGCGGCGAATTAGCCCTGCAGCTGCATCTGGGCGGCAAGCTCGGCGATCATCGCGTCCACCGCCTCACGGTAGCGCGCGGACTCGATCGTCAATTTGCGCAAGGGCGCCGCCTCCTCCGCCTTGAAGCCGACGGTGAGATGGCCCATGCGAATCTCGTCGGACGAGTTCTTGGCGGCGGAGAAGTTGACCGTGTAGCCGAGAATGTGGCCATCGGCAGCGAGGTCACGCAGCAGCATCTTCATGCCGTTCATGACCGCCTGCACGGTCTGGATCGTGATGTTGAAGCGGCCGAGGTAGTACCGCATCGAACGCAGCAGCGAGAGGTGGATGTAATCGCGGCCGCGAACCATGTTGTAGAACCGCCACAACTCGTCCTCGCCGGCATTGTCGGTGCCGATGAAGATGAAACCGCCCGAGGCGATCGCAAACTCGTTGCCGAGTTCACCACGCACCATGACGCCGATGTTGTTCTTGAGCAGCTGTTGCGCCTCATTGGCGTCGTCGGTGAGCGCATAGGTAATGTCGCGGGCCGGTCCGACGACGACCCTGGATCGGCTGGTTGGCCCAGGAGTGGAACGGTGCGCCCTTTTCCTGATCGCGCCGCACCCCAACCCCGATGATGCGCGGCGCCAAGGGCCGGTACACCACATCCGAAGTCACAGGATCGAGCACCTTGCAACCGCCCGAGATCGGGATCAGACGCTTTGAAGAGATGGTCTCGCGCCAGTTCTCGTCGTCAACCTGCGAGACGCCCTTGGACTCGACCACCGCGTGCCCAAGCAGCTGATCGAGCACCGAATTGAGCGCCACGCACACCGGATTGGCGCCCTGTGCCACCGTCGCGGTATAGGTCGCAGCCACATAAGCAGTCCAGGTCAGTTCGAACGTCGCTCCATGGCCGGAGCCGGTGCTGGAGACGTCTCTCGCCGGGTTTGCCGGCGCCGCCGCGTCCGCAGCGATCAGGCCGGGGCTCGCGAGGACCGCCGCGGTGATGGCACCGGCATTGTCAATGGTCGTCACCGCCACCGACGCGCCACCCGGCAGCGTGACAATGTCGTTGACCGCATAGCCCGAGCCGCCACCCTCAACCTCTACCGCGGTGACGCGCTTGCCGGCCGAGGGCGCAACCACATCGGGCGGCGTCGAATACCACGCGCCCGGCTGGCTCAGGATCACCTCCCCGAGCGTGCCATCAGCCTGGCCAGTCGCAGTTGCAACCGCCTGCACGGCATTGCCCCCGCCACCCGAGAATGTGAGCGGATAGACCTGGCCCTCAACATAGCCCTCGCCACCGCTCTCGAGTTCGAGCGTATTGACCGAGTTGGCCAACTGGCCGGTGTAGCCCGGCGCGCAAATCAGCCTCGGCGTCACCCCCAGCATGCCGACCGACTTCAGGAAAGCATGAATGCCGGTATTGTCCAGCGAGGAGCCGACGATGTTGTTGATGGTCTTCTGCAGCTTGATGGCCGGATCGACATCGACGCCGTCCGCGGTACGCACCACCACCACGCGGGCGGCAAACTGCATCTCGCCAAGCTGGTCGTTGATGCCGGTGATGCCGTCCGCAAGATAGCCCTTGGTGCCGAGCTTCTTGGTCTTGGTGGTGTCGTTGCTGTAGACCAGCACCGGGGTGTCGAGCGGATACACCGAGGCGTCCGCGTCCGCGGCCGGGCCGATAATGCCGATCGTGGACAGGTCGGCGCCGATGATCGGCCTGCTTTCTTCGTCAACCGGCCGGATGACGACGCCAAAGACTGGATCTCCCATCGTGATGGTCTCCTTGCGTGGAAAGTATGTGGGTGTTGGATCAGAACCCGCTCGCCGGCGCCGTCACTTCCAACGACTGGCGGGTCGTCGAGCGAAGGCGAAGCGTTACCAGCGACGGCGCCTTGCCGGTCGTGGCCGTCCCGAACACGCGGATTTCCCGGACATAGTCCCCGGCGTCAGCGTCCTGCTCGATGGTCGTGATCACGATGTCGCCGACATCAGAGACTTCGAGCGTTTGCGTGAGCGTTGCAATGCTGCCCATGTCAGGCCTCGAAGCCACGCGATCAAGCGGCGGACGGCGCCGTGGACCCCAAAGGGGGATCGTAGATCAGTACGTCCTCGGGCTTTACCCTAATCGCGTTGATGTTCTGCTGGTTGATCTGGATGTTCGCCGTGCCGAGCGGCGCATTGGAGAAGTCGGCACCCACCACCGTGCCGAGCGGGATCGTCTCCCAGTACCAGTACGGCTTGCCGTCGCTCAAGATGTTGCGAATGAGATAGGGAGCAGTGCCCGGCATGGTGGTGATCACCCGCACACGATCCTCGCCAAGCGCATTCAAAAAACACACGAGTCTTCCCATAGTCGGCTCCGTCATTGGTCGATCCTCATGATCTGGACAGACAGGACGGCCGGATCGATCGGGTTGCCTCCCGGCCCGTCTTTGGTTTCGATGGTGAAGTATTCGGGCGCCTGATCGCTCAATCGCGCGGCCGGCGCATCGCCGGTGATGACGGCGTAATAGGCCGCATCGGGCTGCGGCTGGACGAAGAACACCATGTAGCTGCCGACGTCGAGGTAGACGGCGGCGGCGATGTTGAACAGGCCGTCGATCGATGGGATGTCAAAATCCGCGACATGGATGTTGAAAGCCGCCGCCACGATCGTCGGCCTGCGATTGGTGAACGGCGCCGGCTCCTGCGGCGGCGGTGGTGACAACGTGTTGGCCACTGGGTCGTAAATCTGCCCGCCATAGACCGCCAGCACGTCTTCCGTGGCGGTGTCGTCGGTGATCTCGATGACGGTCGCCCCTTGGGGAAACAGCAGCGACACATCGCGGGCCACGGCGACGAGCCTGTTGTCGTAGACCGTCGCCTTGACGGACGTCGGCGCGAAGTTTGTGGCCGGCGGGTGCGTGTAGGCGTACCAGTCCATCCCGTCATCGGCTCTCTTGCAGAACATTGTGCTCGCAGGAGCGCCCGACGGAAACTCGTCAGGGACGTAGCGTTCCCATGAGCCGTGATTGATGATTGTCGTCATGCGTATCCAATCGTCCACCAGCCGCCGGCCAGATTCTGAAGCTGCATGTAACGGAAGCGTGCTTGCGTCGCGACGCCGCTGACCCAACCGAAGCCGGTCATCACCGCGCCGCCGTAAGGCTCGCTCATGCCGTTGGCGTTGACGGAAGTGTCGGCGGCATAGGCCAGGCGTCCATTGATGACGAGGCCGGCATCAGAGCCGGTGCCCAACAACCGCCCGGCGGCCGAGTAGACGTGAGCACCGGGGAGACTGTAGTTGGCGCCGTCAAAATACAGATAGCGCGCGCCGGAGTTGCCCAGATACAAGATGCCGGTGCCCGGTGAGCCGGCACGGCGCGAAGCGAGATCGCCGTTGACCGTGAGGCTGCCGGACATCATGTCGCCGGCCTTGTTCACCGGAGTATAACCGAGCGCTGCCTGATAGTTGCCGGCCACTTGCGCACCAAGATTGGCGCGCGCCGCCGCCTTGTCGACCAGATCGCTCAGGTTGAGCGACTGGCGCATGAAGCCGAGGCCGTTGATGTAGTTGTTGATCGCGTCCTGCGCGCCGGCCACGGCATTGGCAACCACGGCATCGGTCTCGGTGGTGGTGTAGGCCCCCACCTGTTCGGCCGTGGTATGGTGCGGGTTGTCGGTGCGGCCGGCGTGCGCAAGGTCGGGCGCTGCCGAGATGTTGACCTTCCATCCGGTGTAGGAGGCGCCAGCGTTTTCCGGGATTTGCACAACATCGACCGACAACTCGCCGGAGTCGCGCTGGTAATCTGTGACATGAGCCAGCATGCTGATCGCGTCGTTCTCGATCGCGCGCAAGGCCACATAGTCGGAATAGATGAAGCCGACCCGACGATCTTCATCGATCACGAGCGTCTTGACGCCCAGCGACACGTCGAGAGTGGACTGCGAAGTCGCCCCAAAGGCGGCCCCGAACTGCTCCAGCCGCTGCTGCGCCTCGACGATCAGTGGCGTGAAGGTCTCGTTCAGCCGCTGCAATGCCAGGCTGACAACGCCGTCAAGCGTGGCATTGACCTTCTCTTCCATCTGCGCGAGCGCCGCGAACCTCGCGTCGATCGCCGCCACCAACTTGGTCAAGTTCCCGATGATCGGGGTGTCCCGACCAAAGGCAAATTGCTCACTGAGCGGCTTCTGCGCCATAGTCCTTGACCTCGGTGGTCGCGCCGAAGGCACCTTCGTTCTTCGGGTCCTGCATCAACAGATTGATGACGCCACCCCGCATCACGGTGCCCGACATCTCGGGACGGAAGATGGTCCCGCCGAAGTCGACCGCTCGCAAAAGCTCGACCCTGTAGTATTTGTCGTCGACAAAATCTGCCATTGCTGTGCTCCTGATGAGCGATTGCTGGTTATGAACCGGAATAAACGAACGCCACGTCGAGCCGCTCGGCGACGTGATAGGTCGTCAGGACGTTGTCGGTGGTGCCCTCCATCCGGAAGCGGTAGGACGTGAGGTTTCCCATCCCGTAGTAAGTCAGATGGAAGATCACCGCGTTGGGATCGTCCGGCGCCACCTCCGCGGTGGCCACGTCTGCCGGCCGCATGGTCGCGTAGTTGTTGCCATGCAGCAGGAAGCACCGGAAGTGATGGTGGTTGTTGCTGGAGAAGTTCGAGGCGGCGACATAGTCGGCTGCATCGCGCCAGGACTCCAGCCGCACGTCGAGCGTGATCTTGTTGATCGTGGACATCGGACCACGCACCGCCGAGATGTGACGGAAGTCCGAGCGCGGGCGCCAGGTGGTGACGCGCGAGTTAGAGGAGACGCCGAGTGCGGGCTGGGTCGAGTCCGAACCCTGGAAGCAGGCCCTGAACGGCAACAGCGGCGGCAAGCCAGCAAACAGCGAGGCAGCCTGCCCCTCGCCGGTGAGCGCGGCCCACACTCCGTCCTTTTGCACCTCATACCAGAGGCTGGTGCCGTCTGGCACGATGGTGTCGGCATTGATGTCGATCGCCGCGATACCGTTCTGCAGCTGTACCGGGTTGAGCTGCACCTTGGTGAGGTTGGAGCGGAACTTGCAGAAGTAGGCCTCGAAAGCGAGGTCTTCGGTCAGGTCGCCCTGAAACCAGTGGCCGTCGGTCGAATAGAAGAACGTGCCGGCGATGTAGTTGGTGTTCTTGAGCCGCCACACATAATGGTTGCCGGCGGTCATGACGATGATGCCGTAGCGGCCCTTGCCGAGGAAGGTCGGCTGGAACCGGAACGTGGTCCCGGTCGGATTGGCGGCGGTGGCCGTCTTCAAGCTGCCGGCCGGCAAGGTCGAGCGCGCAATGATCTTGCTCGGGTCCGGGCTCTCGTTGGTCAACTGGCAGATCAGCACCGTCACGTCGCCGGTGGCCGCCACGCGCGAGAAGAACAGGTTGATATGGCACAGCCAGCCATCCTGCGAATTGGGGAAGGTCTCGGCGATCACCGCGCCGTTGACGGAATAGTTGGTGACCACGCGGTCCCAATACGGCTCCATCACCGTGTCCTGCCAGACCTGCTGCAGGCGAACGACGTTATGGGCAAAGCCGCCCCACGCGGTCCCGATGACGTCCAGCGTCACCGCGCCCTCGACCTGGAACACCTCGCCGCCGCGGTTGAAAGTCCAGTTGGCGTAGTCGAAGGTGCCGGTCTGCCAGAACTGGCTGTTGGAGCAGACCGTGAACGGGGTGCCGTAGCGCGTCACCTGCCGCGCCATCATCTTCTGCACCATGTCGACGGTCTGGTAGTTGTATTGCGCGATCGCGCATTCGTCGTCGAAGCCGACATTGGAAATGCGGATCGCCGGGTCCCAGGCCGGCAGGATCACGTTGTTGGTGTTGGTCACCAACGAATCGAGCGGATTGAGCAGGCCAAGCTGCGCGTCGAAGCCAGCCGCCGCCGGGAAGCGCACGCCTTCCTCGATCGAAGCCAGCCAGTCCGGATGCGCCGTGTCGGAATAGTCCGTGGTCAGGAAATGGTCGGCCGCCCATGCGGTATAGGTCGACGGCAGCCTGATCTTGTCCTTGATGCGGGCAACGTCGGCGGTCACCGCGCGAACGAATTCCCAGGGCGCCAGCCCGAACAGCTTGGCAGCCAGTGCCAACAGGTCAGAACGCAGCGTGTCGACCAGCGTGCCGATGACCTTACGCCAGATGTCATACTCGTTGAGCCGGTTGTCGGCCTCGCGCAAGGTCGGCGTCAGGTTCTCATCGGCCCGAATGATGGACTCGATGCCGGTGGTCGACAGCGTCACATAGGCCACCGTCACCACGTCAGCCGAGACCGCCGGCGGCTGTGGGTCCGGCCCTTCGACGCCGCTCACTGGCCCGATGTTGGCCCAGCGCCAGTGCTCGGTTGCGGTCGCGCGCGCGACCGTGGCGCGGGTCTCGGCATCGGTCAGGAAGGTGCGCGGCTCCAGTTTGGAGTTAATCTCCTGGCCCCACACTGTAATGGCGACGATGCGGCGGGTGACCGCAGGCAGGCGCGACAAGAGGTCGATCGTGGTCCCGCCTTCGGTGTCATTGAAGTACACCGCGCCATTGTTGAACAGATGGCCAGAGCCGACCGTAACCTCGGCCGGACCGGACTGGACGACGTTGAAGCCTTCGAAGGCGCGATCGGGGATCAGGAGCTTGCCGACGATCGTGTCGAAGCTGTCACGCGGAAAGGTGCCGAACTTCAGAAAGTCATCGCGGACGACCTTCTGCCACGTGTCGATAAGGACTCGTTTCTCCACAGCGTTCTCCTACAGTATATCCGCAACCCAATCGGTGGCCGCGGTCGTGTCGGCGAGGTAGTCGCCCATGGCGACCGGTCGTTTGACGGCAAACGTCACCAGCGCGGTGTCGCGCAAGGCCTTGCCGGCGTTGATGGCGCGCAGCGCTCGATCGATATGCGTGGGGTCCTCGTCGATGGCGAAGCCCTCACCAACCTCGGTCTCCTCGATGAACTGCACCGGCAACGGTTCGCTGGTGAAGAGATCAACCATCAATTCGGCGGTATAGGACGGCATCCCGACGCGGGTGGCGTCGGAGAAGCTGATGCCCATGGTCATCGGCTCCGCAACAGCAGGATCGAGCAGATAGATGCGCTGCGCGAGCAACTTGTCGCCGCCATCCGGCTGGTCGGCATAGCGATCGTCGGAATAATCCTCGGTGAACACCATCCCGTTGCCATTGCCGACATCCGAGTTGATCTCGTAGCTCGGCGTGATCGGCTCCTGGCTCGGCGTCACGATGGTCAGCGTCACCTCTGAAGCATCGACGCTGTAGCTGCGATCGAGGCGCAGCGTGTACAGATCTGGCGTGACCTCTTCGAAACAGACGTAACGATCATCGTCGGAATAATCCTCCTCGACGATCAGGCCGAGCGAGGATTTCCCTGCGGTCGACAGCCGCTCGTAATCGACCGCCTCTGCATCCTTGAAGCCGGGCCGGTAATCGACGAACGCGAGCGGGGTATCTGCTCCCAGATGCCGCAGCACCGCGTAGCGGCCACCGAGCGCAAAGCCATCGTCGATCGAACAGGCGTCCTGGTCAGCAAATCCCCAATCGAGGAAGAATTCGTCCAGCCCCCGCGTGCCTTGGCGCTGCGCGTAAGTCAGCCGCAGCTCCGGCATCTGCTTGATCCAGGCGTTCCACTGCGCCGGCGTCAGGTCCGGCGAGGCATAGAAGCCCTGCGGCGGCGTCACGTGCTGGTCGAGCACATAGTTCGAGGCATCGAGCGCCATGCGGATGCCGCTGACGGTGCCGCGCAGGCTCTTGAACAGCCACTGGTTGGCGACCCATTCCCGCTTCTGCCCCTCGCTCCAATAGTCATCTTCCCACAGCGTCACGCCCATGGCGTAAGCGAGAAAAGGCAGGTTCTTGGTCTGAACGAGGTACGGGTCCCAGTTCTCGATAGTCAGTTCAGCGTTGATGCCAAGCAACCGCTCAGCATCGGCATCCGCCATGGCGCGCTCAAAGCCGGTGGCCGCCCGATAGAGCAGCTGCGCCCCAAAGCCGTCACTCACGCCGGCCCCGATATTCGACGTCGACTGAGGTCACCCGCACCAGTCCGGTCGGATCGACCCGGACGTCCTCGGTTGGAGACTCGATCACCGCGCTATGCACGCCGGTGAGCGCAATCGCCTTGTTGATCTGCATCAAGGTGTGGTCCTCGCCGAGCCAGCGCAGGTTTTCAACCAGCGCGTTCAGGCTGTCCTTGACCGCAGCAACGATGGTCGGCGCATCCGGCCCCGGATACAGATACAGCCCAATGCGATAGGCGATGTCGCGCATGATCGGCGCGCGGATCGAGATCACGTCGGTGGTCCCTGCCCGTTTCTCGTCGATGATGTAGCTGCGGATTTGCAGCAGCTGCGCTGTGGAGGGCACCGGATTGTCGCCCTCCAGCATGCAGGTGACGACGACGACCGGATCTTCGGCGAGCGATGGCCTGATCTTGACCACCGTCGCATCGCGCAAGGCGCCGCCAAGCGCGCTCAAGGCCCAGAACTCGTAGCTCTCCGCAACGCCGTGGGGCGAGAGTGGATTCGGGGACGCCCAGATGCGATGCCGGTAGCGGTCGTCGTCCTCGCCTGTGAGCCGCGGCACCCCATCGGGGTAGCGCGAGGCGATGGCATCGAGATCGGTCCCGGTCGCAAACGCCAGCGTGGTGGCGCGCGCCGCCTGATTGACCCGGTCGCGCAGCATCAACTCGAAATAGGTCGAGTTTTCCTGATTGATCTTGATCGGATCGAATTCGAGGTCGCCGACATCGTACTGCGCGGCTGCCGGCGGATCGTTCTCGGCCCACACCTGCTTGAAGCGGGTCATGCGCGAGGCGATGATGGCCTCGGTATCGATGGTCTCGAGCACGGACATCGTGCCGAGCTGCGACAGGTCAATGACCGAATAGCGCGCCGTCATTTAGGCTTGCTCCCAGCCGCCGCTCGCCGAGCCGACCAGCCCGAAAGGCTGACGGGTCTCCGGGGTCGGATCGCCGAGGTGACCGCGCGGCTTGTAGATGCCTTCGTTCCGGGTCTGGAGTTGGCCGGTCCGAAGCTCGTCGGACGAGGTCAATTCGGAGCCGTCGGCGCGCTTGGAGACCCTGATGCGGGTGATCGAATAGTTCGGCTCCCACAAGTCGATCGAGGCGGCGATCGCCCAATAGAAACGGGTGATGGTCCGCTCCACCGCGTTCTCGCCGAGCAGATGCGGCACGAAAGAGCCGACCCAGCGCCGCAGCACCCGCTCGTGAAAGCGCGTCATGAAGATCATCGCCATGCTCTGGCGGACGTGCTTCCAGCCGACGATCATCTTGCCGGTCGAACGATCAATCCCGACGCGCACCGGCGCCAGGATGCGCGTCTCCTGCCGCAGTTCCGGCCACGCATCATAGCGCGGATCGTACAGTTCGCTGACCTTGGCCAA